AGCCAACGCCATGATGTCTTCTAAAATAAATGCACTACAGCAAGGGAATCAGATACTCAAAACTACTGGAGAGAAAAATCTTGATGCCCAACGTCAATCATATCAGAAGGGAATGGAGCAATCCCAACTGAATCAAAGAGTAATAACACAACCCAAAAAACCAGTTCGTATTGTAAAGTCTGTAGGAACTACCCTCTCACGTGGATAACTCCGGAACTAACCACCCGATATTTATGATAGATTTATTACATCAAATCTACCACAAATATTATTTATGCTGTATTAGTATAGAATGGCAGCAGTAGCAACAAAGAAGCTGTTTGGAGACATTGGTGTGCAACTAACCTTCCCTCTCAACTTTGCTGAGGCATATAATCTCCCATTGGCATATTATCCTAGTGAAACCGGTCCTCCTTGTGATATTATGGTAGGACAAGATTTCCAATCACAATACCATGAAGAGAAACGTTTGCAGTCAAATCGTTCCGTTATGAATGGTATTCAAGCAAATAAATCCAAAGAACGAAAACTGTTAACTGGTCCCCACAACTATCATCTACCTCGTCCAGTATTAGGTCAGCGTCTTTATGCAAATCCTTCTTGTGGTGCCGATTCATCATCATCTACCCGTCGTGATAATGGTAAGTTTGCTCCATTTAAGATAATAGAAACTGATGCTTCAGTCTCTCCAGAGTCTGGTGCAATAATGCCAGATGCTGGACAACTCCGAGGTGGTGTAGTGATTACACAAGAAGGACAGAGATTCTACCGTGATCGCCTTGATGCCCGTATTGGTGAACTGGATAGACTGAATGCTCTAGCGGAAGGCTATGCTGTTCCTATGGGTCAGTCTGTTGCAACATACAATAATGAAAAGGTTGGGTCATTTTCTAAGATTGACTTTTTCAGTCATCTCCAAGCTCTTATGGATAGTATTACAGAGGGAGACTTTACCAGATTCTCTTTTGATAGTCTCCGTGATTTGATTAGTCTTCTGTTGAAGTTTGGTCCCACCGCAAATGAAGCAGACTTTAATGACATGTTCCAATCTCTCGATGTAATGCTCAATAACATGAGGGATGGATTTGATTATGACCCCGAGTTTGCACTTCAGATTTCAGAGGCAGAGAAGGGTTCTGATTATGCCTTGACTGTATACGCATTTCTAGAGAAAATCCGTGATTACTGTGCTGAGATGTTTAAGAACATGTATATGTCTGAACGTGATAAACTAACCCTTTCTAAATCACTTGTCACCTCTCTTGGACTTGACCGTTTGCTCAAGAAGAAATCTCCAGCAGATATTATTGCCCTCCTCCGCAAAACCAATACCCGACTCAACCAAGAGGCAGAAGACTATGATGATGGAAGTGCAGATGGTAAGTTTGACCGTCCCGCTGTAGCTCGTGAAGATGCAGAACAACCCTTTCAAGATAGAACCCCTTTTGCTGGTGTCGGCGGCGATCCCAACCGTGTGAGATTTGGACAAAAGACTGGTATGATTGTTTATGGAGGACCAAACTACTTTGGTGAAGACGCTGCACAAGATGCAGAATCTCAACTTGTAGCCCCTCTTCAAGATGCTGCATTTGATCCTAATGCTCAGACTGGTAATAGAGTTAGTATAGAAGCCTTGAAGGATGCAGTTGATTCTGCTTCTCATGAAGTTCTCTTGACATTCCGTTCTGACCCCCAAAATGCTGGAAAGGATGATGAAGAGATAATAGCTCAAGAGTATCCTAACCCTTCTGACTTTGTAGATGATGTAGTTAGAAATCTAAAAGAGCAAGGTATGACTCCAGCCCAGATAGCCGCTGGTATGGCTTCTCAAGGAAATGAAGTATTTGAAGAGTATATCCAAGAGAATAATGGAAGTATTGCCCCATTGTCATCGACAACCAATAGACCACCTATTGCTCCAGTCAGTCAACCAGTCTTCAATAACATGGACATAGCTGGTGCCGATGCTCACACAGCAGCAGTGACACTAGTGCAGAATCTTGGTCTTCCATTGAATGCTCCAGCATTCAAACAGCGATTTGATACAATGGTTAAGATAAGAGAGTTAGGACAGCGTTTACCACCAGAGCTTGGTGGTAAATATACACCAAGAGCAGATACGAAACTAAAAACTGCACAGCAGAACATTATTAATCGGATCAGAAGGTTGGAAGGAATGACTATCTATTAATAAGACGGTAATAATCTCTTGAATGAACGTAAATACACACGCGTAAATACATAATAGTAATAATATAGCACATATTTAGTAAATATATGCCATAATATAGTTTTTTCACAGTAATAAAACCGGTTTTATTACTCGTATTTAAGCATATGGCGCTATATTATTACTATTTTAACGTATTTTCTTCCATTTATGTATTTACTCGTGTGTATTTACGCTCATTCTTTACTTCTTTACCAAAACGGATCGCCCATTTAGATACTAAATAGAACAGTAAGATGGAAGATATTAAGAATCTAATGCAAATAATCGAAGAGCTTACCGCTACCCTCTACAGTCTCTACTTGAAAGACGGCAATGAGTGCAAAGAAGGGTATAAGGCGCTCGTCATATTGAAGAACCTTGTAAATGAACTCAATGCAAAACGGATAGCATCGACCCCTCCTCTTAAAAATGATGAGTAATAATCTCCCGACCCCGACCCTCCGGTAAAGAACTTTCATCTCTCCGGTAAAAAAGTTGGAGGTGCGGAGGTTTTTACTTAAAGAAAGTCTGTGTAGTAAGTATAGAGATGACTGACGCCCACGACTTCTACGAGAGTATCAATGCAACTATTGTGTCTGGATGTATGACCGCTACACTATCAAAGAAGGGAGAGTGGAAGAAGACATTTACCTTTCCAGATGGATGGCAGAAGACGACTAACAAGAAGTATAGTAAAATCTATAATGGATACGCCATGCTTATGGGAGAGAGACATGGAATGATTGCGATTGATATAGACGACCCGACTCTCCCTTGTGCTGAAGAACTCATCAATCTAATGAACTCTTGTAATATGGTTCAACAAACCAAGAAGGGATATCACTATGTCTTCAAATATACTTCTATTCTAAAACAGACAACTGGCACTGACTCAACTAAGATTGACATTCGTAGTGATGGGGGATGTATCTTCTGCGAACCCTCTACATGCAAGAATCCAGATGGAGATGTGGTCGCATCCTATGAATGGATTAAGCAACCCTTTGAAGATGAGGAGCTTGTAGAAGTCCCACAACAAGTGATTGACTATTTGACTAAACTAGATAGACGCTATATCGGTGTCGAAGAACCAAAGAAAATCAGAAAGCCAATATCCGAAACCAGTAGTGTTGAGACTGACCCAAAAGAAGATACCAAAGAGGAAATGGATACTGGACTTGTCAAAGTCATTCATGCTTTGGATGCCAAGTTTTTTGATGCATACGATGACTGGGTCAAAATCGGTATGATTTGCTACAATGAAGGTCTCCCCCTAGAACTGTGGGATGAAGTCTCCAAGAAGTCCTCTGCCTATGAGGCTGGTGCGTGTAAGAAGAAGTGGGATACATTTGGAAAGAACGACGGTCGCAAACTGACTGGTGCTACTCTATGGAAGGCATTGAAGTTGTCTAACCCTTCTGCCTTTTGGTCGTTGATGCCAGAACGCAAGGACTTCTGGAATACGATTGAGCTACTGAATCACAAGGACATTGCCAAGTATTTCTACAATGTCAATCCAGACAACTATTTGTGGGATGAGGCAATGGGTTGGTATTTATTGACTAGCGGTAATATCTGGAAGCATTCTGAGAAGGGTATGCCTTCTGGATTGAAGCGTCATGTTGCAGATACTATGCAAGAGTTGGCGATCGAAACAAAGAAGGCAGAACTTGCTACGTATACTTCTAAAGCATCAGAGACTACCAATCCAGACGAACAGAAGCTACTGACAAAGAAACATGTTGAAAAGATGGGGAAGATAAATGAGGCATACAAGAAGTTCGGCACATCAGAGTTCTGCAATGGAGTGATTGCATTTCTACCTTCCTTTTATGAGAAGGAGGGATTGCAAGATATTATGGATATGAACCGCACTGTCTTTGCTTTTACCGATGGTCTCTTTGATTTGACGGAGTGCAAGTTTCGTCCTATCGTTCCTACTGACTATATCAGCACCACAACTGGATATCCATACCCTAAGTCTTCTAGTCCCACTATCCGCTCCGCTCTCAAGAAGTTCTTGTTTGGTCTCTTCGAAGACAAGAAGACCGAAGAGTATTTATGCAATGTCTTGGCATCATGCTTGTTTGGGGGAAATCGTTGGGAAGAGTTCTATGTCTTCACGGGATCCGGTGGGAATGGCAAGGGAGTGATTAGTGAACTATTAATGAACTCCTTTGGTGAGTATTACTATAGTGTGGATAATACACTCTTTACAAAACCAGCAGATAGAAAGGAAAGCCCTAGTCCAGTTCTTGTAGCAGCACGATGCAAACGCATTATGATGACAACAGAGCCAGAGAGTGATGACAAACTGCAGTCTGGTTTAATAAAGAAAATCAGTGGCAATGATATTATCGAAGCAACTGCCAAGTATTCTAACAATGTTATTCGTTATGTCCCCCAGTTCAAGTTGATTTTGCAGACAAACAATATCCCTAAGCTCAATCGTATTGATGGCGGTGTGGAGAGACGTATGCGTATTATCAACTTCCCTTTCAAGTTCGTGTCTGCAGACAAAATGGGAGAAGAAGAGAAAAATAATCGTCTTGGCGATCCAGATGTCAAGGATATTCACTGCAAGAGTGAGGCTTGGAGAAATGAGTTTATGTTAATGATGACCGAAATCTATGCCACCATCAAGTCGCTGAAATCACTCCCCACTCCTTCTAGTGTTGCAGAAGCAACTGGAAACTACATGGATGACAACAATCCATTGAAGACATGGTTGGCAAAGTATTACCACATAACTACAAATGAGAGCGACCAGATTTTAGCAAGTGAAATGAAACGTTCCTTTATTGAAGACAATCGATTAGAGAAGTTTGGAGATGGCACCTTCAAAAATCTTATGATATTCAATGGAATCAAATGGAAGCACACAAATGCTGGAAATGCTTATCTATGTATCAAACGAAAGACATTCGAAGAGCTGAACCCATGTTTAGTGAAAGACGAGTGAAGGGCAAACTGCAAAGTGTCTTTTTTCTGGTTTTTCTGGTTTTTTTGAGGTCTGTGATACAAAAGTGATGGAGTGAAGGGTAGTGAAGGGCAAATCGGACACCTCCCCTAAGGAAATAAAAAAACAGAGTCCGATGGAGAAACTTTACGATAGACCCTTCACTTTCACTTTCACCCTTCACTTTTGAATATTCCCCTTAATATATTTTATATGTTAAGTAGAATATATGAGTTATTGGGGCTATCATTCTATGTTGAATGTTGCAAAATGTTGCCCATTCTCTATTCGTAATCCCGAGAACATTATTCGCTTCTCCGATACACTTGTGAGAAGGATTGATATGATCCCGTATGGTAGACCCAAGCTTGTGATGTTTGGAACTGGGAACAAGAAGGGATATACTCTCATACAGTTGATAGAAACCTCCAATATATCCGCTCATTTTGTCGAAGAGACGAACGACATTTATTTGGATGTCTTCAGTTGTAAGCACTTCAATCCAGAGACTGTCAAGGATACCGTGCAAGAGTTCTTTGATGCCAAACATATTGAAGAAACGACGTTCACTCGTCAAGCAAAGAGAATGGAATAACCTTTTCTCCCAAAGGGGTATAGGATGTCATACTGCCTCCTTCCGATTCAATCCAAAGATATACCACTGTATGACCTATACAAGAAAGCAGTATCATGCTTCTGGGTCTCTGGGGAAGTGCAAGTTCAACAAAGAGACAAAGACGATTGGGAGAAGTTAAGTGAGAATGAGCAGTATTATATCAAACATATCTTGGCTTTCTTTGCTGGATCCGATGGAATAGTGGCAGAGAATCTTGCCTTGCGCTTCTATGGAGAAAGTGAATCTGCAGTAGTCAAACTCTTCTACGGATTCCAGATTGCCATGGAGGGAATACACAGTGAGGTTTATGCAAATATGATTGAGGGGTTTGTAAGTGATACCAAAGAGAAGCTTGAACTCTTCAATGCTATCAACAACTACCCAGCAATCAAAAAGAAAGCGGATTGGTGTTTGAAGTATATTAAGTCCTCCGATGATTTCCGTGTTCGTCTGATTGCGTTTGCAGTTTGTGAAGGTATCTTTTTTAGTGGGGCATTCTGCTCTATCTTTTGGTTAAAGTCTCGAAGAGTATGTCCCGTGCTTGGACTAGGGAATCAGTTTATTGCCCGTGATGAAGGACTCCATTGCGACTTTGCTGTTGCCTACTATAAGCAGTTTGATCCATTGCCAGTTGAGACGATCCATCAAATCATCAAGGATGGTGTTGACATTGAGACAGAGTTTATCACAGAGGCATTACCAGTTAGACTCATAGGTATGAATGATGAACTAATGAAAGAGTATATCAAGTTCGTTGCAAATCGTCTTGCAGTTCAACTCGGCACTCCCAAACTATACAATGCACACAATCCATTCAGTTTCATGGAGATGATTAGTCTGGAAGGGAAAACTAACTTTTTTGAAGATAAAGTAAGTGAGTATTCTTTTGTGAGGGAACGGATGAGTGAAAAGATTACATTTGACTGTGAGTTTTAAAAAAGTGTCCTATAATAATAGAAATGGAAGCAAATACAACCTCTGCCCTATCCATTGCAAGTATTGTAACGAGTGTCTTGGGTGCTGCCTATGTGTATATGAAGCACTCAAGATGTAAGAGTCACTGTTGTGGAAAAGAGATGGATGCCTCTATAGATTTAACCCCCGTATCTTCCGAACCATTGACAAAAATAAAGGTGATAGAAAAAGAAGATGTAGTATAATAGAGATGCCCTATAAACTACGGAAAGCACCCAATCGGGATTTGTATTGGGTTGTTAATAAAGAAACTGGCAAGAAAATGTCAAAGGATCCAATCCCAAAGGAAAGGGCAGAAGCTCAGATGAGGGCATTGTATGCATCTACAGAGATGGAAGGGGGTGCTATGACACATAGACAAAAAGTATTCAAGGAATATGATTTGGAAGATAAGTCTTATTCACTAAAGGAGTTGAGTGATATTACAAAAGTTCCTTTAAAAATCCTACAAGAAGTCTATAATCGTGGAATAGGTGCATACAAAACACAGCCGAAGTCGGTTCGACTGAAGGGTTCTTATGTAAAAAATGTGAATGCCCCGATGAGTAGGAAGTTAAGTAAAGAGGCATGGGCGTTTGCACGAACATACAGTTTTTTAGATGGAAACCCTAAGCATGACAATGATTTGAGGGCGAATAAAGAGGAAGGGCAGTTACGTGGGGGTATTTTGAACTTACAAGATAATCTAATAGGTCCCTATGCTGTCTTGAAAGCTAAGATGATTCAAGAACATGGAGCAAACTTCACCCTTGCAAAGAGGGCAGAGTTTGATAGAAAACTCCTTGAAACAGCAAATATACTAAAGCAGATAGGGACTTTGATTCCATTTAGTGGGAGGAGAAAAAGGGCAAAAGATAGAGTCTTTGATTTTATGCAAGAAGTGAGAAAGGAAAACGGTAGGTTAGAACAAATATATAAAGACCGACTTGACAGATACTTGAATAAAAATCCCGTCATAAATCCAGAGGAAGGAATGAAAAGACTAGACTATAAACTAATAGAACCCCAACATCCCATTTCACAAGGTGCTATTTATGGCATGAGTCTTGATCCAATCTCTGAGGGTGATTTAATATATATTATTAAAACAGCAGATGGATGGACGTTTGAGAACTTTTATACAAAAGCGGATATAGATGCTATAAAAAAAGATTATGGAAATAAAGATCCCATTACAAGGAAACCGATTCTTCAAGTTAAAGGTCCATTTAGAGCAGTATATAAAACAGTGGATGAAGTAGTCATGCGAAATCCTCTTCGTAGAGCTAGGGGGAAATCCTCTAGCTTTCAAGAAAAACTGAAAGAGATAGGATTAGAACCAACTAAATATCTTGACATTGTAAAGAAGAAGGCAAAGCACTGGGGGTATGATCCTTCTTGTGTTGATTTTAGTTCAGACGGGGTGCATAAGATAGAGATAAAAACTCCAGATGGGAAGGTGGTAAGATTTGGTCGCATTGGCTACAACGATGTGTTAATGTGGACGGTGTTAGAGTTGAATAAGAAAGTGAAGTCGGGGATGGCAGACCAGAAACAGAAAACGTTTTGGAAGTCTCATAGTAAGATGAAGGGGGATTGGAAGGATAATGATTATTCCCCAAACTGGTTAAGTATGAGGTTGTTATGGTAGGGATGAAGGATAAATCACCAGCTGGTGATAATGCAGTGGTATAAATGAGAGTAGAACTAGTATTCTCATTTGTTCCAGTAGGTCCGTTCATCTTTACATGGTATTAAGAAAAGAAATCACACAAGAACTCCTTGGGGATAGTATGTGAGTAAAGGATTCGGAATAATCGAGATAGCAAAAGCGGGTTCGGCGGCGACACCATCCCAACTGCAATCATTCTTCACTGTAATAATGGGATTGTTTCCACTTATAATCGTTCTTGCTGTATTAATATCTATAACAACTTTTCCTAATCGGATTGATGTAAATGCTGTTCCAGTTCCAACATCTATAATGGAACCAACAGCTGGGGTATAAAAAGGTCCATTCGCTCCGTTAGATAAAAGAATCTCAAACGTGTCATTCAGTTGAGGAACTGCTGCAGTAAGACACTGAAGTGTCCATGATGTCAAATCCAAAACAAAGCATCCATTATTAGGATCGCCATTGGTAAACTTTTCAACCCAGACTTGACTTCCACCCGCTATAGTTTCCACTTGTATATTTTGACTCTGTTTATAGAGTGTGCTATTGGATGCTGATATTACTGTATTATTACCATTATAAGGATTTGGAACAAATGATCCCACTTTTGCTGTGTTTAATGTTGCAACATAGTTATTGGGAGTTGGTTGTGTTAGAACTATAGTTGGAGGAGATGCTGGTGATAGTGTAAGAACTCCAGTGTTTTCCAAAATCGGTTGTGTTGCAGTTCCATTGTTTTGTATTCCAGTTCCAGTTGTGACACTAAGAACACCAGTATTCCCTATAGAAGAAGTTTCTGTGCCAATCACAACAATACCACTATTCCCTCCCTCTAAGAAAGTGACTCCACTATTTGAAACAATCGTCTGCCCTCCATTATGTGCAACATCGATTCCATCACCATCTATTAAACTTATTATTCCAGTATTGTCTATTTGTGGAATCTGTGGGCTTACTCCAGATATAGCAATCCCACCTCCATTTACTAATGCCGTTGGTCCAGTATTTCTAATAGTAGGATTTTTTGTTGTTCCAGTTATTACTATACCATTACCTTGTATAGTATCTCTTACTCCATCGTTTGCAATGATGAACTGTTGAGGTTGAGGTTCATTCACAAGAATACCAGCACCAGCAGATATGGAAGTTACTAGAGCATCTGAAACCCCAGAAAATATTGTCCAAGCAGAGTTAACACTTGTCGGTTCTAGTCCCCCTAATATAGCTTCGACTTCTGTTAGAATATATGCTCTACCATTTTCGGGAGATATCACAGCGTCATGGAGATAATACTGCACATTGTCTACCCACCCCCCACGCCACTTTATGTTATTAGGCAGAATATTGAGCCGATTTAGCGGACTTGACAGTGTTGTCGTTGACATCTCTTATCTATATTAGTTTATTATTTAACTGAATCCTAAAGGATAGTATACCGATATGAGATCGGTGATATTTGTGCAATAATAGGATGCAGAGGTATTATTTGTAATACTGAATCCATCTGGTGCTGTAAGTCCTAAAGCTCTTACTCCAGCTATATCAAACTGAACTGTTCCAAGAGAAATCGTTGTATAGGAAGATGGGACTGTAGCAGTGCATTGAATAGTGCTAATAACAGTCGATAAGCTATGTGTTGAGTCTGTTAATCTTATTGTAACTGACCCTCCCCCATTGGATGGAAATATTGTTGGTGCTAGTATGATTCTAGATAAGTCTACACTTAATATACCCGTTTCTGTGCCAGTAAAAAGAGCTGCAAATGTTGTTAATGGAGTAAATACTATTGTGCCAACACCACCAGAGGCATTTATAACATTCGTGACTATCATGGTGGTATAATCACAAACTTGGATTAGTTGGGGAGCTTGAGCAGATAGAGTAGGATTCTGACCACCCGTTGATGAGACTCCAGTTCCACCAGTAACAGAAAGAACACCCGTATTTGCTACTGTGATTGCCCCAGTTCCAATAGTTGGAGTTATAGAGATTCCAGTATTAGGTGCAGCAGTCACACTTAATACTCCTTCGTTTGTAAGAGTAATATTTCCAGTTGCTGCAGAAACTCCAATACCAGCATTACCCGGAATAACAGAAAGGACACCAGTGTTCGTTATTGTTGGATTTTGCTGAGACAAAGCGGGATTGACATTGATTCCAGCTCCACCCCTCACATTTAAGACTCCAGTGTTCGAAATAATAAGTCCTCCATTCAATGGAAGAATCGGTGAAACTGCAATCCCAGAACCTTGCACTACCGATGTTATACCAGTATTCGTTATAACTGGATTGTGGGGATCGCCAGTAACTGAGATACCCGCCCCTTGTCCAATGGATACAACTCCATCATTTACAACAGTAACGTTTGTTGTGCCAGTTACGATTATTCCACTATCAAGAAGCGCTGTTACACTCTGCACTCCAGTAGCAGCACCAGAAAACTCTGTCCACACGGGGTTTAAAGAAGGGTCTAATCCTCCATAAACTCCTTGCACTTCGGTTAAAATATAAGATGATAGAGTGATCGGGGACACAACAATATCATTCAAATAATATTGGGTGGTATCTTCCCATGTTCCACGCCAGTTCACCGTATTAGGTAATATGCTAAGACGGTCAAGTGGATTACTTAAGGTGGTGTCTGTCATCTTTCTTATCTATATATATGAATCTTTTATTTACAATACGGGAACCCATGTGACATACAAGTTAGTAAATGCAGCCCAACCAGCACCAGTAGGGGCAGAAGCTGTTAGAGTCAATGTCTTGTTAAAATCGGGAACGGTAGTAGTTCCAACAGAAGCCATGAAAGAGACGGAGAAGGGGGTTGCAGCCGTTGAACCAGTGGCAAGAACGGCAAAGGTAGGAGAAAGAGTCACAGTGGGACTGACTCCTCCAGCATACCCAGCACCAGCACTAGAACCAGAAACTGTGAAAGAAGGGGGATTTAAAACAGCATCAGCACCAGCATTGGCAGCAATAGTTCCTTGCACCGTCACAAGAACCTTCGTAGCATCGTAGAGATCGGTAATAGCAACTGGGTCAGTTCCACCAGTGTAGGTAAGAGCAAAAGCAGTTCCAGCTTGAGCTGCTGAAGTGACTGCTAGCAAAGAACCATAAGAGGCAGCAGCATAAGCACTCATAGATTTCCAAAGGTCTGGGTTCAAAGAAGGTTCATCTCCACCACGTGTTGAAACTACACCAACGATTCCAGTAAGTGCAGACTGACCACCCCACATGATATATGCACCATCGGTAATGGGGTCGATAACAACATCATTTGTGAAATACTGGGTAGTAGGTGACCAGTAATAGGACTGACCGCCAGTAGCTGGGTCTTGGGTTAAATCCTTTCGCAAACACACAGTGGTCGGGAGAGGATCACGCATATCAAGAGGACTTAGCAAACTCTGTAAAACTCCGCTCATCTTGTTCTATAATAGTTATAGACAAAAAAGTTTAGGAAAGTTTTTGTCTATAATATTTTGATTTGTATAAGTTTGAATGGGTTTACATCAATCGGGACGAAAGCGTTTTCATTCCACCGACCTTCTGGTCAGACTTCATTGCTCCACTGTGTCCGCTAGAACCACTCTGTCCACTATGACTCTTCACCATGCCAAGACGATTGGCAAGAGCCATCATCTTACCACCGATCATTCGGGCAAGACCAGCACGAGTTCCAGCTGGGGCAAGAGGTGCAGAGATAATGTCTTGCTCGGAGAGAACACCCTTGATGATACGAGAAGAACCACGGATGGACTCGAAGAATCCAGAGTTGGCGGTAATCACGTAAATCTGGGGCTGAATGTCGAAGGGGTAGGTATTGCGGACTGTGATGTTGAACTGTAGAGTGAAGTTGCCAACCAAGGAAGGTGCTTGACCACTCTGAAGGGTCAAATCCATAGAAGGTTTCAACACTAGGAACCCACCAACAGTCGGGACAAGAGACCCACCAGTATTAGAAGTCACACGTGCTTGACCAGACCATGTATTCCAGTCCATCTCCAAACCGTTGCGAACACTCATGTGGTAGAGCTGTTCTGCAGTCACAGAGGACAAGAGACCAGAAAAGTTGTCAAAGTTGATAGAGAGAGGTGCTTGACCCCTTGTGCCATTTAATCCAGTAGCAATGGGCAGATATCCAGAACCAAACTGAGGCAACGATGGATCCCTTGACCTATCATTCAGACTTCCCTCAGCTGTATTTGATGATGTTGCCTTGCAATAGATAATGAGCAAGTCGGGAATCTGAGGGAGAGTAATAGTCTGAGACTGCAACTGGGTGACATCACCAGCAGCCATCTTTACATTCTGTGGCTGCGTGATATAACGGGGAAACTCCATGTAGGGAACGCACGACTTGGGAGGTAGCGGGATATCAAGACTGGGAGTCAAGAACTGACAGTTTACAACTGAATCAGAGAATACACCGGAACCAACATTGGTGTTGTAGAAAATAGGAGCAGTCCATGTATTAGGAGCTAGACCGCCACCATAGTAGTATTTTCGGGCAGTTCCTACAACACTATCACGAAGACGCATTGCTCGGTTAGGATCACGCATGTTCATCACCAACTGGATATTGTTGATACCAAACAAGCCAGTATCTTGGCTGTATTCCTCAGAGAAGATGAAGGGAGACAGCACAAGCTTCTCAGTAGTGCGCCACTTCAAGTAGACTTGGTATAGACCGTTCACAGTGGTTCCATCGCCTTGCACAGTCGAAAGAGGGATACCGTCAAAACAGTCTACAGTTGGACCACTGGGAACAGTGTAAGAATCAGCACCAACAGCAGCGATTGCACTGCCATCGGGCTTGGTAAATACAATGTTGTTCCATGTTCCATTTCCAATCTCATCGGGAGAATACTGAGAAGTTGCATAGGCAGCAATGGGATCGTTATTGGCATCTAGAGCATCACCGTTAGACTGGTATTTGTCCAACATAGTAGGGCAAGTGCGCTGAAGCCTATTGGGGGAATAGTCTGTTAGACGGAGCACCTCAGTCAACACATCTTGGGAGTTAATCGTGACAGTGGTGTCGTTAATCGTGGCGGTCATCGTTGCACACAAGGCATTCAAGGGAAAAGCAGACAAAGACCCATCTACACCAAGAGTCAATAGAGGCTCACCAGCGGGGTATTGTTCTACAGCTGGATCGGCAGTAGTCAGTCGGACATTCACTCCAAGATACACCGTAGAACCCCACTCCAAATCACGACTTACATATACGTTTTCGGAAGGAACGTAAATATTGTAGGTGTGCTGAGACTGGGTCTGTGAAATAGCGTTAAAGGGACTATTCGTCAGAGACAAAGCACCCTTTTCTACTGCATACTTGGGGCGAGTCTGGACAATACGATCGTCAAAAACTGCGAGCTTCTCAATGTCGGCACTCATCTTGTTCTATAATAGTTATAGACAAAAAAGTTTTGGTATTTTTTTGTCTGTAAGTTTTGGATGTTTAGTAAATATTCTACGAACGGAAGTCCACTTTTCGGAACATCATCTTGAAGTTCACGTCGGAGCAGTTCACCATGGTCAGAGGGATGAGTTCCCCAGTGAGGCGATACTTCCAGAAGACTTGGATGTCGATGTTGCGGATTTCATCATGGGAAGCAGTCATAGAAGCTAGTTTGTATTCTGCAGTGGGTTCATACAAAATGAAGTCTCTGTAGCCTTCTGACTTCTCGGTTTGCTGGTCAATCACAAAGTCTGTTATGATTGGTTCGAATGCCGAAGGACTGCCCGTTGGTGCAAAGGCATTTGTCGATCCTAACAAAGTTGGCTGAGAGGTGTATTCCTTCTTTATCGGGAGCATGGCACTGGTGAAGACTAATCCAGATACGGGACTCCAGAGAGAGTTGGTTGTATTGTAGTCTTGTTTAGTAATCCAGCAGAGGTTCTGACTATAACTAGGAATCAAGAAGAAGGGATTGTAGGCTGGAGGGGGGACTGCTTGGAGTCCTTGCAATGTCGGGTTATTATTCAGAATATTGGTATAGTTTTGATTCTTAAATAGAATCTCATTCGTGTAGAGGTAGGGTGCCGTGTTTGGAAGAGGTGGAGGAAGGGTAGTATCAAGACTAATCGCTGGGACAATAGGCATAGGTAGGATACTTCCATTCGTAGCTCCATAATAAGTATTATTGAAACTAGAAAAGAGGTTATACAAATCGCCATTCATGAAGAGTCGGAGGTAAGCAGTAGTTGCTGGAACTGCTGGTGTTGGAGCGATTGGAGGTAAGATAGGAGGAAACTCTGGGATGGGGAGTTGGGTTCCAACAGTAAGTCCAGTAATCGGATCTGGAACCGTTGGATTACCAAGCTGTCCAGACACATTGAAAGCTCGGGTGTCTCCATAAATCTCAAACAGTTTTGTTTGCTCATCGTATTTCAAAAAGGGAACATCATGTGCAGCTAGGAAATCTAGGAAAGTTGGATAGGGAAAGGGGGAAACAGTTAAATCAATATCTGGGTCGTTATTCCAAGTAGTCTGGAACTGATTGTATACAGCCAACATCGCTTGACGAATCGTGTTATTCACAAGGTCTACCCAATGCTTGTAGGTATAGACCCAGTAATAACGTGTAGACAAATCTTGTTTTGCAAACCCACTAGCTGAAGGAGTTGGAACGGGAGCAACAAGAGTATTCTGAGTCTCTGGAATATACAACAAAGGTGTCGAAGGGGGGATGATTGTGAATGTTTTTGTAGTAGTAGCAGATATAGTGTTAGTATAATACCATGTTCGTTGGTATGGGATTGACACATAATAAATAGTCAAGTTCGGATTATTCTGCGCCGAGTAGTTAAATCCATTCGTTTGGATGATAGGGATAAACAAGGGGAGATTCTTGTTGGGACCATTCATGGAAAAACGAATGATGGAAAAATAGTAATCGGAAGCATTCTTTACAATAGGTGCATCTCGAGTTTCATTAAACCGAATCTGGATCGGCAAAGCAGAGGGGTTTATATCACTTTGTTGTGATGCTACAATACTCGCATTATAGTATATCATATCACTGTCAGCTCCACCATCAACAATACTTCGGAATGAGTATGACATCTCTTCTATATATAGTTATCATATATATTTTACTTCCCTAGTTCATCGTAGGTTAAGTTAATAACAAACTCGTCGGGAGACATTCTAGAACGACGTATGACTTCCCTATACCGTTTAATGGGATATCTTGCATAGAGAAGACGAGATACACAATGACGACCACACGTATTTACACAGTCCTTCAACTGCTGGAGTTGGACTTTATTAAATAGAATCTTATAACCACTCTCATCCAATAGTTTCGCTAAGGAAGGTCTATCCATGTGAAGTTGTTGCAACTTTTGAGAAGAGAGACCACTTTTCTGAGCTTCTGGAGGTTCTCCATAGGGGTCAAAGAACTCTATCTCTCTTCCTTTTTTTATTAGAGCACACCAATGTCCACTCTGTTGATTCTCTTGTGGAAAAAATAGGATCGCCCTACCCTTCTCATCGAACAAATCATCTAGGCGTTGGACTTTTTCCAAGTCGGGATAGGAGGTAATCTTGATATTTCCACCCAATAAGTGGCGAATGTCATCATCACTTAATGCATATTGTTTTGCTTGTTCCATCTATAACTATTAGTGATATTATTAGGCATTCTGCATTTGTCCTAATACCATTATCTGTGCTGATACTCTTGAAGCGCTACCACTTGTCACTCTTGCTTGAAGTTGCCAAGTCACATTTCCAGCAACAGTTGGTCCTATTCCTTTGAAGATTAGTGGAATAGTTTGATTATGGGCATTTGTGACTGTTGTTGTTATAGTTGGTCCAGTTTGAGTTGGTGTTGTTGTTCCACAAAATAATCTTGCTTCTACTGTGGATCCAGAACCTCCATCAAGAACATTAAGGTTCCCCCAGATACAAATAGGGGCAGATGCTTGTGTTGTTGTTAATATTACAGAAGTCATGGAAGCAAATGTTCCAGTCAAAGCAAGAGCACCAGTTATTTGGGTATAATCAGAAAGAACAAGTGTGGATGGGTCTGCTGCGATAGTATAGTTGGGAGCAGTTCCTACACTTATTCCAGAACCAGCAGTCAATGTTACTGCTGGATTAGTATTTGTAATAGTATAGTCTGGTGCAGTTCCTACTGTGATTCCAGTTCCAGCAGTCAATGAAAGAGCACCAAGATTTGAAATCACATTATTCAAGTCAATATCAATACCAGTTCCAGCAGTGTAGACTGGAGGTTCTACTAAGGTAGTCCATTCTAACCCAGTTTCTGTGGAGGTAAGAACTTGACCGTCTGATCCACCACCTCCACCTTCTCCAACACATAATGCTCCTTTTAACCACAAGTTGGTGTTTGCTTCAACAGTTACATATCCACCACCAAATGTAAACTCATCACTTCCCCCAAATGTTCCAGCACCAGCATTGTATTGAATAGTTGTATCGTTTCCAGCAGCACCTCCACCACTGCCAGTGTTCGTCACTGTGACATCACCCGTGCTCTGATCCACAGAGATTCCAGTTCCAGCTATGATACTCGATACACCAGCTCCTCCACTTTGGGGAACCTCAATCCATTCAGCAGTGTTGACAGAGGGGTCTGCACCTCCAGAAATAGAACCAATCTCTACAATATTTGCATACGGGAGTTCATTTGCTGGGGACTGCACCGTATCTCCATAAATATAACTTCTGATGTTATTCCATGTTCCAGCCCATCGTAATACATTAGGAACACTCATCTTATCTAACAAAGAGAATAGAAAAATAGTAAAGTGAAGGGTGAAAGTGAAAGTGAAGGGTGAAGGGTGAAAGTGAAGGGTCTATCGTAAACTTTCTCCGTCGGACTCTGTTTTTTTATTTCCCTAGGGGAGGTGTCCGATTTGCCCTTCACTACCCTTCACTTTCATCACTTTTGTATCAGCGTCCTCAAAAAATCATGAAAAAGACCAAAAAAAGGCAGTTTGCAGTTTGCCCTTCACTTTTCCCATTTTGCTCCACATTTTTCCTAATCCATAGAATAGAGATGAACAAAGGGAGTTATGGTAGTCCATTAAGCAAAGACAATCGTATAATAAAGGAGAAACCTTTGGATAAGTTCCCTAAAGAGAAGTTCAAAATCTCGATGGGAACAACAAAGAAGATATTGAAGAAGAGCAATCAAGTCATAAGCCATTCGGTTATGGTTTGGTTGAATAAGTATATGGAGAATAAGATTCAAGGGGAAAGTCTACCAAGATCCTTTTTGTCAAACGATTTGCCAACAGAGCTTGTGGAAATCTATGGGGAACAAGGTGCAGAGACTTTTATAGACAAAATCATTCAAGATTTTTATAGCCAATGTGGTAGGATTCCTAATCCCGAACCAGCATCCGAGCAGTCGTAGAAGAAATCAAATACTGGGGAAAATGTTTGTAGATGCAAACCCACCTCCCCATCTTCTTTAAGTCCCTCACATCATCCTTCGTCATCCCAATGTGGGTCTTCAAGAGATACTGGAGAGCATGGTAGGAGGTTGCCATCGGGTAGACGACAATGTGGGTTGCTTCATTGAGTAAGAGACGAGTCTTCTTGTAGTTTGTGAGATAGTGGGATAAGCAAAGCATAGTAGTATTTGTATGACGACCCATAGTGGCAAGATCATCGATAAGCTTATGCACTACTTTTTCAGCTGGTCCCGTGAAGGTATCGTAGTCATCAAAAATCACCATGCAGTTCTTGAACTCGTCTAAATCGGGGAAGTCATCGATAAGAGTTTGAATATTAATCCTTTTTGCTTTCGGCTTCATTTTGTCTAACGTCCCCGCATCCTCCCCCAACTTGCTTATGAGATAGACCGAACGTTCTGGAAAAAGCTTCTGATAGTATTCTCCAAGCCCTTTCGCAATGTAGGATTTCCCAGATCCAGATGCTCCAGCGATATACCATACTTCTCTCTTCTTAGGGTCGGGAGAAGGCAATAACTCAAACTCACCACTTTCTAATGAGACATCCTTACTGGCGGTCTTATCAGAAAGCAGACGTTCATACAACTGCTTACCCAATCCAGACTCTCCAATCAACTGTTCTGGTTCAAGACCTTTCTGCATTGCCTCTCCCAATCGAGCTAACATCTTGACTCGTTCTGTAGGCTTCACCGATCGTAGTTCATTTGTGTATTTCTTAGCGTCAATCGCCCCTCCTTTGCGAGTATTCTTCATGTCTTCATCATGGAGATACAGTATAGAACCATCTTCTTCACCGCCTTTTACCAAGGCAACGGCTTTTGCACCCTTGGCTGTCTCAAGTGATAGGCTTGGCATTTCTGTCTATAGGAGAGAATATTTTAAGAAAGTGTGAAACACTTATCATGGTCCCATAAAAAGCAGTGTAAAGTAAACTGATTTGAATATTTTTGGGGGTTTATTACCGCCTCTTTTTAGAGTTTTTTATCTATATCTGCCGTCATTTTTATCGTTCCCTTAAACAATATTCCCTCCAAAGTGGCGAGTAGTCGCACAAGTTTCCGTTTCATTTGCACCAATGGAGATTTCAATATTGCTTCAATATCCCCTATAATAGAATGCTCTTGTTGTAAGAAGTCCTTGAGTTGATAGATATTGCCTACACGTCCCTTGATATCGTCTATCTGTGCCTTGATTTCCTTGAGTGGCACAGAAGGACGTTCCAACAAATCCAGTAGTGTCTTTAAGTCCCCGACTATCTGATACAACCGTCCAAGATCGCCATTCAAGATATCAACAAGCGCCCCAGCTATTTTTGTTTCGTTATTCAGTTTTGCCAATGCAAACATACGTTTGAGAGCTTTGAAAGGATTGATTTTGTCATAATACATAATGTCCTCTTGAAGACTTAACACGACTGGTGGTGGGGCTTCTGTGATTCGTTTGCCTTTCATAAATACATCATAAATCACGGAGAACTCTGTGAATCGGTCATAGACGTTTGCTATGGTATCCACTTTAATCATCCCCCCACTTCGGATTGCATCCTCTAACTCAAATCTACAATGTCTGTATTCAAGAAATCCATTAAGAATATCTTGTGGTTTCCATCGCAAGACAAAAAATCGGATTTCTTTTCTTGCTTCGAGAAATCCCCATGCGTCAGTTGCCTTTGCTAGAATCCCATTATAACGTTTTGCTTCACTTGCTGATAGTATATTCTCCGTCCTCAGTTTGTCAATAAGGGCTTGACTCTCTTTGATATTGAAGTCAACGATTTTCCTATTTTCTATTCTTGCTGTGCGACGAAACACTCTCCATTCGGGAACCTCCCCACATTTGATATCTCCGATATAACATTCGTGGATATCTCTAACTTTCTTCATGATGTCCTTGAGTTTAGAAGCTACTGTCTCTATGGACTGAGTGTTGACCTTCTCAAATGCATCAAAATCGGCGGCGTATAACTGACTTCGTATACTGGATGATCCGTGCAAAGACAAGTGCTTCATGTCCGTCATCGACAATGCACGAAGAATCGCCAACACCTTATCCGAGTAGTTCTCTGGAAACTTTTTGTTTGCATACAACTCCATCTCTATATTACTTCTCTATATTATCCTTTTGGTTTTCTGATAGTAACTTCTCAAGATTGTCAAACACTTTCTGATGGAATCCATCACTCTCTACATCCAACTCTTTTACTTCGGGGTCTAGCAAATCAAATAGTTTGCGCACCACCTCTTCTTCTAGTCGTCCCTTAATCATCTCAAAAAACTCTTCGAACTTCATTCTACTCTTACCCCCGATTTTTCTTGCGGGGTAAAAACGCTTTTTATTTGTAAAGAAGTAATAGACATGAGTATCCAACTATTGAAAGGGGATTGTTTGGAAGTCATGAAGACATTGAAGGATAAGACGATTGATTGCTTTGTATGCGACCTCCCGTATGGATGTTTAACTGGTGGTGGTGGTAAAGAAAAGAAGAAGAGGAATCTAGTAAGATATGTAGATGGTAAAGCCCCAACTAACTCTGCTGTTTATACCGGTGGAGTTATTGCGGGTTGTCCTTGGGATGTAAAGATAGATTTAGAGAAGTTCTGGAAAGAAGTAAAACGTCTAGCGAAGAGTGATAGCACCCCAGTCATTCATTTTTGTAATACCCGATTTGGTGCAGAGTTGATTGCATCCAACCCCTCTTGGTTTCGCTATGATTTGGTATGGTCTAAATCCAATGCAGTCGGTTTTCTCTGTGCAAACAAACAACCCCTCAGAGCCCATGAGCTGATTTATATTTTCAGTAAGAAAGGTGCTTATTACAAACGGATTGATATTAAAGGAGATTTTCCTAAGGGTGGAGGTGGCGACAGAAAAATGCTAAATATATAGTTGCAGAGTGTGAAAAACACATTACAGAAGGAGGTAGAAGATGTCCTACATCAGTCATAGAAGTCGCTAATACAAAGGGAAAAGGAAAACACCCGACACAGAAACCCGATGAACTTTACAAATGGTTGTTGCAGAGATACTGTCCCGAAGGGGGGACTGTTCTTGACCCTACTGCTGGGTCTTTTACAAGCTGTTTTGTGGCAAAGGAACTGAAACTAAATGCCATTGGGATTGAGATGAATAATGAGTTCTATGAAAAGGCAGTAAAGAAGGATACCCCGACCCCAGCGGTAAATACTCCCACTTAAAAATGTCTCACTATAATAGAAACAAGAATGTCAGTCGCCCCAAAGATTTCCGAGTTCATGTCGAATCTCAGTAAAGAGTTGATGGAGAAGAAAGGAGTAGCAGAATCAAGTGCCACAAGTTATATCCGATTAATGTTTACCTTGAATGACAAAGCAGCCTTTAAGACTTTGTCCTTCCTCCGGAACAAGGATGCAATCATGCAAAAGATTAAGGAATATGCAGACAGCACCCAGAAGACTGTGTTGGCTGCGATTGTAAGTGTCCTCTCCCTCTATGCCGATAAACCAACCTACAAGGCGATTCATAGATTTTATCACGAAGAGATGGTCAAGATGATTAATGCTGATCGTGAAGTAAATACCTCCGAGAAGACAGAAAAGCAGAAGACCAACTGGATTGATTGGAAGAATGTAAAGGAACTCTCCCTTGGTCCAAGGACAAAGTTGGCAGAGTATGCAAACAAGAAGCAACTGACGGCATCCGAAGCTGAACATCTTTTGCAGAACTTGATTCTATCTTTGTATGTCTGCATTCAACCCCGACGCAATCAAGACTATCTGAACATGATGGTTGTGAAGAAATGGACTGAAGTAATGCCAACAGACCACAACTACTTGGATATCACTGGTGAACGGTTCATCTTCAACGTCTATAAGACAGCAAAGAAGTATGGCACCCAGATTGTCCCTATCCCGAATGATGAGGCAAACCCCCTAATGAATATCTTGGTATCGTATTTGAAGCATCATAAGCTCTATAAAGAGACAAAAGGAAAGGTAGGAGTGCCGTTCCTTGTGACCATGGATGGAAAGCCGTTGACTGCAGTGAATAGTATCACTCGCATTCTCAATAAGATTTTTGGGAAGAAGGTCGGTTCTTCAATGTTACGCCACATTTTTTTATCAGACAAATACGACATCGATGAAATGCAGAAGGACGCTGCGGCGATGGGACACAGCTTGGACGAGCAGAAGAAGTATATGAAGCACGATGGGGTGGAGTAAAAAAAGCGTCTATAAGATGTAAAATATATATATGCTGTAAGTATAGGAATGAATGTTTTGTCTTTGTTTGATGGTATCAGTTGTGCTCGTGTTGCTCTTGGAGATAAAGTTAAAGTCTATTACGCATCTGAAATAGACCCATACGCCATCAAGATCGCCAAGAAGAACTTTCCGAATACCATACATGTAGGGGATGTTACCAAGATAAAGAAGGAGGATATCAAGCACCCTATCGACCTTCTTGTAGGAGGCAGTCCTTGTCAAGACCTCAGCATTGCAACAAAGGAACGAAAGGGACTTAAAGGGGATAGGTCAAAACTCTTCTGGGAGTATGTCCGCCTTCTAAAAGAACTTCAACCCAAATACTTCTTATTAGAGAATGTCAACTCTATGTCAAAGGAAGATAGAGCAACAATCACAGAAACGTTGGGTGTAGAACCCATCATGATTAATGCTTCCCTTGTGTCTGCACAAAGTAGAAAACGATTATTTTGGACGAATATTAAGAACGTAATACAACCAAATGATAGAGAAATCAAACTCAAGGATATATTACAAGAGGGGATTGAAGAGAACATTCCATCTTCTCCATTCGTTGAGTTAAAAAGCAAGACATCCACCCAGATCGGATATTTTGGAAAAGAAAATCAAGGTAAACGAGGTAATCAAGGAATGAGGGTATATTCTGTAGATAAGAAAGCAGCAACAAGTGGAGGAAACTATTATAAGATTGGAAGAGATATTGGAAGAAGACTTAATGAAGATGGAACAAGAGCAGATGATAATAAGTCTATTCCAACACAACGAAGGATAGAACTACGGAAAGATGATAAAAGTGGGACACTTACATCAGTATTAAAAGACAATCTTGTAGTATCAAAAGATATAATACGAAAACTCACACCAGTCGAGTGTGAAAGACTGCAGAGTCTACCCGACAACTATACAGAAGGAATCTCTACAACACAACGTCGTAAATGTCTTGGTAATGCTTTCAATGTAGAAGTGGTGAA